GAGCTACCCTGACCTCTCGCTACCGTAAGTCCACCTGAATATGAAGTAACCCCGCTTGCAATTAACCTGGTGTGGACGCCGCTGTTTGACAGGTCAATCTTAACTATTTCTTTATCGCCGGTAGCATTGACCATAACGGCATAGGTATAATCAGCATCGATTCTTGAAAATCCTTCATAGTTATTAAGAATCAACTGCGTATCGTCGTTATCAACCGCTACCATTAAGTACGATTTCGCTATATTGCTGTAACCTATGCTCATGATAATCCGTTCATTGCCTGCCAGGTGGTTCCCGTGGTGTGTTTATACCAAATACCAGCAACCGAATCTAAAACTTCTTCCCCGGTATATTCTGCCGCATCTCCGTTTGGATCTGCCGAAACACTCCGTTCCTGACCCTTTTGCATAAACTGATTCAGAGCGTCCTCATGCAGCCTGTGGTGAACGAATGCGCCATCACTAAAGGCATAAGAAGGGGTTCCTCTGGTTATAGTCAGAGAGTCAGTGCTTCGGGTAGTGCAAACAGCTTTCTCAACATTTGTGCCATCAAAAATAGTAACGTGAAACGCCTCCCCGGTTCCGGGGCTTGGGAAATCAGAACCATCCCCGGATTCAAGCGCCCATGTTGTATCAGTCGCCCCGATTGATGTTTTAAGTGTTCCCTTGGCATCGTTTGTGAAAATATATTCAGTCATTTATCACGCAAAAAACGGCACTGCCGCCGCTATTTCCAGCCGTGTTCTTCCGGTAAACTTCTTTGACATTGCGGAATTTCTCACAGCTTCGTATTTTGATTGGTAAAGCAATGACAGTTCGGGATTCGTCCATTCCATTCCCGGCATTTCAAGAATCAGCGCCATTGCTCCGTATGCGATACCCATCTTGTAGCTTCGATACAGAAAATCCTCGACCGAAGTGGCGGTCTCTAAAGGTTTCAGGCATACCCAAATCTCCAACCCGCCCGTTATATCCTCGTCCGGTTCGTAAACAAGCCGGATTTCGTCAGCCTCACCGACAATATATCTGGTGGATCTCGTTGATGTTAAGGCTCTCCATGTTTTACACATTCGGTTCATCTCGTTCACGGAAGTAGGATATATCGGAACATCGTCAACCACTACACTATCTACCATGACAATATCGCCATCATCAGAAGACAATGTGTAGGTGTGAGTACCGTCAACAATATCAATAGCGGTTAGCGCCTGTTCACCCCATAAAAGAGTGTGTTCGCAAAAATCCCGGCAGGTATCTAAAACCGCCCGTTCAATTACAGGATCAGGACACATGGGGATGGTTACATGCGGAATCCACTCGGTTAAGTTGGTTGCCATTATTTCCTGCCTTTGGTTTGAGCGTCTTTAAGCCCAAGGATTTGAAGTACACGGTTATAGTAGAGTTGAGATTTCGTTATGTTCCCCGGCATGTCGGTATCATCGTCATAGGCATGGAACATTATGGCCGGTTGAATAGCCGGGACAAACTCGTCACTCAGCGGAATCTTGTCGCTCTCCCAATCACCAGCCGCATCATAGGTCGTGGTCGGGGGTGTCGCTGAATTCACACATTGAACGTAACCAGCACCATCGGACGGAGGAAACACATAAAAAGACGCATCCATTCCAGGTATTCGCATGAAGTTCTTAATCGTAGCAGATGCCGTTTCGGTACTCCAATCAGGGTATGATTTCTTGAACGCATCCAAAGACGCTTCACGAATTGCCGCCCCTGCGGTTGTGCCATCGGCTCCCATATTTCGAGGTAAATCCACAAGCGCAAGTCCGTCTGAAGGTATGGATTGTTGAGCGCCGGATGACAGTAAAATTGAAGACTCAATGGTATAGGCTCTTGGAATAAGGCTTACAATCAATCTTAACGAAAGGTTATAAAGCCCAATTAAATCCGCTTGAGAATAATCAACATTATCTTCATCCAGAAGCTTCTTTTCAACCGTATCCACCATATATCCGACTGTTAGCGTTGACATTATTCAGCCTCAAGCCTTTCGATTTCTGCCCGAAGTTTCACAGCGCCCATTGCAAGATAAAGGTGCTTCGCCTTGTCGCCAAACTTCTCCTTGGCGTACTCGACCATCCCTTTAGGTTTCAGACCTTCCAGCGGGTCTATAAATGCCTTGTCAATCTCGGCCTGCCTGTCTTCGGGGGTTTGTTTTTCCGGCCCCGGCGCTTCAATCTTGCCGGTTGCGATATTTCGAGCAACATCTTCCGGTACATTCAGCGAACTCATGATGTTCTGAATTACCACATCCATCATTGTGTTTTGAGGTTTTAGCCCCGCAGCTACGGGGGCCGGTGAAGCCACGTTCAGAAAATTCCCGTCCTTGTCGCACGGATGTAAGTCTTCGTGCTGCGCAAGGTCTTCTGTGTAGGCATAAATGTAATCCTCGGTTTTTCGTTTTAGATATTCAGCTTGCATGTGTCACCTTTCGGTTTTCGCGGGGGATCTCTCCCCCGCGTTGGTTAGGTTTTAATTAGGTTCCGAGCGTTACCAGCTTGCCCCAAACCCAAACTTCAAAATCACCGTCTGTCGCGTTGGCCGTGATGATCTCAGCGTCGATTGTATCAGCGGCATAAAAAACCTTGCCGCCTGCAAACGAATCCGTCTCGATTGTCGTGGCCATCGTGCCTGCCGATCCGTCAAGATCAAAGCTGGCGATTGCTTCAGCACCACCGTTAAGCCCAATTTCGACATTACAGGCAGCGGTGGTGGCCGTGATAATCCGAATAGCGGCCTTGTCAAAAACAAAGCCATTCGGAATATCGATTATCTGAAGAACGTCAGCAATGGTGATGTATCCATTTGTCGTCATTGTGGCATCATCAGCGATAACGTCTGCAACCACAACTCGTCTGTAGTAACAAACATCCTTCGATTTTGCCGAATGTGGATCTGGCGCAGAAGTCCCGCCGTCACCCGTCCAATCTTTTGTCGCCATTATAGTACTCCTTTCGGTTTATTTGTTATTAAGCTTTCTTCAAGACCGCGTGAATCAAGGACTCTGCCTTGATAACCTTGTAGCCGTAAACCTGAAGACCTCTCATCAGGTCGCCAAAGTCGTTCGGGTTTTTCAAGGTCTCGTTCTTGGTAAGCTGCGAAGCGAATGTAATGGCCGTAGGATGACCGGCAATCACGTTATGTTCGGTGCCGCTAACCGTAGTGGCAACACTATTGCTCCGGTAAATGGTGAATGTGTCGATTATTCCAAGGCGACCGTTTCTGAGCATCGAGGTTCCGTCACCGGCAAGAGAGGCGTCCTTGAGGTCGGACTTTTTAATCATGCCGCAAAACAAAGGCGGCAGGACTATCCATCTCTGAGAGCCGGGAACATTCTGCTCGTCCAGGGTTGAGCCCATGTCAACAATCAGGTCCAGAATGTTGTCGGAATCCGCAAGATACGGCGTTCCGGTTACACCCATACTGTAGGCCGAAGACACCGTCCCGGCTGTTAAGCCTTTATTGTCGGCGTGGGCGCTGGAATAAACATTTGCCAGGATGTTTGTGTCAATGCTGATGGCAAGCTGCTGGCCGGCGTCATCCGTCCATTTCTCAACATACGGAAGGTCGGCCTGAAGCTTCTCAACATCGTTGATTGCCATGGCATAATACTTGCCCTTGTCAATCAGTAGATCGACAACGGTCGCCGTGGGGCGCTCGTAACTCAAGTTCATGCCAATGGAGTAATCATTAATTGTCATGTCCGGGATGGTTCGGATATGAACCGTATCGCCGTGATTTTTAATTTCACCCTCGTAATCGGTGTTGCAAATATCACCGAAAACTGTGGCCTTGTAGAACTTTACGAGCGTTTTGCCCGACCAAATTTCAGGAATATAAGTGCCGCTGAAGGAAGTTAATCCTTGTGCGACTGGGTAAACTGCTGTCATTTTTCTTTCCTTTACAGTTCCCCCCGGTTCAGGTACTTAGTCCAGGCCGGAAGACTGACCGGAGCCTTCCGCTTACGCTCGTCAGACCTGGATTATCGTGTTATCCTGCCTTCGGCGTTCGCTGCTAAAATAGCGGCATCGACCGACTTGGCAAGGTCTGGATTATTGGCATATTTGCCTTTGGTATAGTTTGAGGACTCGCCCAAGGCCATTTCCTTGTAGTGAGTCTTAACGTCATTAACCGTGTACATCTTGTCTGAAGACGGAATTAACTGATCTCCTTGAACGGCAAGTTTATCCACGGGGTCTATCAGGCTTTTAAGATCCTTTTTTGGAAGCAGCGGGTCAGGGTTTGCGGGCGCTTGTTTGGTGAAATCAGCGTACATTTCAATTACGGCTGTATGATTCAAATTCTGTGCCGCATTGTCCATAATCACCTGCCGCGTTACACCTGTGCCGGGTACAACTTCTTCCATGTATTCGACAAACTTCGGATCAAGATTTACAGTGGTCTCGTAATTCGGAAACGCTTTTTCAACCCTTCCTAAAAACACTTCCCATGAAGTCGCTGCCTGCCCTTTCTCAAGGCTATCTACCTTCTGTTCAAGGTCGGTGTTTTTTGGAACATTGCTTGCCGCAACTCCTTGAACAAGATCGGCAATCACGTTCTTGACTTCCGGGTCCATCTCGTCATCAAGGAATGCCATTTGTTCCGGCGTAAGATACTCGGACAAGTCCAGCTTCTTCGGCGGTTCCGGCTCCCTTGATTTCAGGTCTTCCGTTTCAGCTTTCAGTTTTAAATTTTCATCAATCAAAAACTGATTGGTCTGCCTGGTGTCCTTGACCTCAGCGTTAAATTTGCCTTGCAAGGTGTTGTACTTCTGCTGCCATGTTTCCTCGTCCGGCTCCTTTTCCTCCGCTGGCTTTTCCTCTGCCGCCTTTGCTTCGGCCTCGGCTTTCTGTTTAGCTTCTTCCTCTGCCTTTTCAGCGGCTTCCTTTGATTCCAGTTCGGGGTTTGCCTGTTTTTCCAACAGTTCGTCAGCTAACTTCCCCGCTTCCTCTACTTGTTTTGGTATTGCCATTTTTTACATCCTTTCTTGTTGGGGTTGGCTTTAAGGTTTGGCCTAACCCTAAAGCCAGTGTCCCAACATTAAAGCTTTGTCGTTCGGGTTGTCTCCAAAGGAGTCCAGTGTCCGAATCGACCAATAAAAAAGC